ATGAATCTTTACAATATTTTAAGCACAGGATTTAGAAGCTACGCAACATATACAACTTATACTGGATACAACGATTTAATTACAGGCGGTGCTCTTCAATCTACTTCAAGAACTTATACAGGATTATTGTTTAAGGCTTCGACAGGTAACATTTCAGGCACTATTGACATTTACGGATTGGCGAAATCATAATGACAACACTTGAAGAAATGATTGAAATAATCAAAGAAGAAACTCCAACTTTACGCGTTGGTGATGATGAGGCTGGCTATACAGAATTAACGGCTGACGAATATGAAGCAAAGGTTGCTGAATGGGCTGCTAATCGTCTTGCTAGACAAGCAAAGGCATTAGAAACCGAAGCGGTTGAAACTGCAAAAGTCGATGCTGCTGCGAAATTGACGGCACTTGGTATAGACCCAAAGGCATTAGGTTTGTAATGTTCCCACAAGGCACATTGCCTCGTTTGATTCAGATTGCTCTTGCTGAGGTTGGAACAGCTGAGACTGGGAACAACGAGACAAAGTATGGCAAGCACATGAAAGCCGACAGGCTGCCATGGTGTGGGTCATTCCTTAATTGGTGCGCGGATCAAGCTGGCGTGAAAGTGCCAAATGTTGTCAGCACAAAAGCTGGAGCTGAGGCATTTAAGAAAAACAAGCAATGGCACGAAACACCAAAGATTGGTGATTTTGTGTTTTTTGATTTCATCATTGATGACAAGGTGACAATTAATCACATTGGTTTAGTGATCCGTGCATCGGAAAAACAGATTGTGACAATTGAAGGCAACACATCAGGTGCCGGAGATCAGCGCAATGGTGGCGAGGTCATGGTGAAATCAAGAACTTTGGGAGCAAGGTCATTTGTTGTCGGTTATGGCCGACCAACTTATGGCGCGTTTTCGGGTGATTTGCCCGACCGACCAAAAGGAGAAAAATAATGGATAAAGCAAAAGCTCTGTTGGCATCTTGGGCGCGTAGCTCTGTTGCTGGCATGTTAGCTGTGTGGATGACTGGTAATCAAAACCCGAAGGATTTGGCAATGGGCTTGGTTGCTGGTTTAGTGCCAATGCTTGCGCGTTGGGCCAATCCTAAAGATGATCTTGGCCTAAAGAAATGAGCGTAGGCGAATGGACGGCGGTCGGTGGGCTTGTTCTTGCGGTGCTGACTGCCATCTATTCGTCAATGAGATTCATGGTGAAATCGATCATGCGCGAGCTTTCACCGAATGGTGGCAATTCTCTCAAGGATCAGGTCAGCCGGATAGAAACACGACTAGATCAATTACTCCTTGAGATAGCTTTAAAGAAGTAGCGACACGCCACAATCCACGCATGATTGTTGAAAATGTCAGTATTGCCTGTCACTCTGTATTTGGGAGCTGAGACACGGCTCCCAGAAACGGGAGCAAAAAAATGACATCAAGTGAAATTGGATTGTTTATCTTTATGGTTGTGGCCTGCATTTTATGGGCCATTTGCAGCTATGCGGTTGGATACAAAGAAGGCCACAAAGATGGCTATCAGCGAGGCAAGGCCGTAGGCCGACATGCATCAGGTCAGGCGGTGCGCTAATGGCGTTCATGGACTCATACGAAGGCAATAAAGAGCGGACTGATAGGTGGATTGCCACATATCCGCAAGGCCGGCTTGAAACCCACATCATTGAATTCAATGCCGAGAAAGGTTATGTGCTGGTTCAAGCTAAAGCATGGAGAAATCAAACAGAGATTGATCCTGCTGCAATTGATTATGCACATGGATTTCTTGCAGCTTACAGCGAAAAAATGAGGCGTTGGATGGTTGAAGATACTTGCACCTCAGCTTTAATGCGCGTGATGGCCTTGGTTATGGGTGGCACGGAAAAGGCCACAAAAGAGGTCATGGCATTGGTTAAGACTGAAACACCAGCTGCTGACCATGATTACTGGACAACCAAATTTGGCGATGTGCCAAGCTATAAGACCAGAGAAGAAGCCGAAGAAGCTGATGAAACAGGATGGGCGGTCAATGGCGTGCCAATGTGCGCACATGGATCAATGCGATGGAATCAAAGCAAACCCGATGCGCCTAAAGCTTGGGCCGGATATTTTTGCAGCGAAAAAATCAAAGAAAAGCAATGCAAACCGGCTTGGTATGTATTGACCAGCGATGGCACCTTTAAGCCGCAGGTGTGATGATGACAAAAAAACGATTAATTGTGATCCTGTTAATTGTTGAAATTGTGCTGTTGTTGGCAATGATTTGGATGTCGGTTAAATGAGCGATTACATTGAAATTATCCATCCACAGAGCATGACAGCCAAATTGCTGTGCAATGGTGTGCTTGTCGAAGAATACAAAATTGAGCAATGTGACAAATGCTCACAGCTAAGGCGATTAGATCAATTTGGCTACCAAAAAGGATATGACCGCACCGAAAATATCATTTGGTTTTGTGGTGATTGCCGATGATAAATCGCATTGAGGAGGTGCAATGCATGATTGCAGCCATATCACATTGCCATGACAGATCAGCTGACCACAGCTCACGCATCGTCAAAAACCTTTCATGGTTTGAGTATGTCGCACAAATGGGCGAGTCAATGCTGGCTGAGATGGTTGTGGCCAAACGATTAGGTTATGACTATGAGCCAGGCATTACATGGGATAAATCAAAGGCCGATGTCGGCCAACACATTGAAGTCAAATGGTCAGCTAATCCCAACAGCAATTTGTGGATACAGGAAAGTGATAGAGAAGATCGTGACATTGCGGTGTTAGTCGTAGGCAACACACCAAAAATGCACATTGTGGGCTGGATGCCCGTAGCTGTGGCCAAAAAACCAAGATACAAAAACACAAGCCAAAACAATTGGACTGTGCCACAGGTTAATCTGCAACCGATAGAGACATTGATAAGGAGCAACTATGCACATCCTGCAATTTGATTGCGCAATATGCAAGAAGCTTTACGGAAAGCCTAAGCAACGCTTTGGATTGAAAAAAGGTGCTGAATTAACAGAGCATGAATGGTTTGCTCAATGCATGGGATGTGGCACCTTTGGCATCAAAATCGTGGATGATGCCCGGATTGCTGAGTTAAGCCAATGAGAAAGTTATCCACAGGTGTTATGCACAGGTGTGCGAAACCTGTGGGACTCGCTCAAGATTACGCTCCTTGCTTGACAGCATCATTACCATCTACACGAGGTAGCGAGCCGGTAAGCCGGATAGCTCGCAGCCGATGTTTGATGGTTTTGGCCGTGCTGTGTGTAATGGGGATTACACCGGCACATGCAACAAAAGATGTTAAACAAGCATCAATTGATTTATTAAAGCTTTACGCACATTCAAGGATTATCAACTACAAAGAGTTTCAATGTTTTAACACGCTAATCACCAAAGAATCAAATTGGCGTGTGGAAGCAATTAATCCTAATGGCAATCACTTTGGGCTTGGGCAAATGCGCAACACAAAGTATCGAAACCTTGATGGGTATCGCATGATTGACTGGAGCTTGCGCTATATCAATCACAGATATTCTGGAAAGATTTGCAATGGTGCATTGGCACATTGGCGAAAGCATGGGTGGCATTAGTGTCGTATCACTCTCAAAGAGCAGGTAACAGCTCTAAATGGAAACAAATACGAAAGCGCATTATTGCCAGAGATCAAGGCATTTGTGCTTATTGTGGGGTGGAAAATGCTACGACTGTGGATCATGTTTTGCCGGTTGCACGGGGCGGTGACGATAATGAGTCCAATTTGGTCTGTGCATGCGTAAGATGCAACACATCGAAAGGAAAGAAGATGCCATTCGATTTTTTTGAGCCGGTTTCCACAACCAAGCTTACCCGGGGCTTCTTTGTACCCGAAAACGACAGCCAAAGCCATGAATAGTGATGGTCAGGTCATAATTGACCCACAGCCGGTTGAAATCGTCTCAGATGGGCTGCAATCGGTTTTTGAATCGGTCACAGAGCCTAGAATTCACTCACCGCTCAATGATTTGCCTTCACGCGGCTTTGAACTCATTGATTTTGCTGACCAGATCATTGAAGGCGGCTTTATGCCGTGGCAAAAGTTTCTGGCCGAGCATTCACTCAAGGTGAAACCCGATGGCCGCTACCATCACCCAATTTCAGTTGCGACTGTTGCAAGGCAAAATGGCAAAAGTACCTACATGATGGCTCGCATCCTTATGGGCTTGTTCCATTGGCGCGAGAGCTTGCAAGTCTCCACAGCTCACCGGCTGGTGACATCGCTCGAGCAATTTCGGGCAATCGTGCAGATTATTGAAAGCAATGACGATTTGGCAAAACGGGTCAAGCGCATTAGGTGGCAACATGGAGCCGAAGAAATTGAAACGCTGGAAGGATCGCGTTTTATTATCAAAGCAGGTGGGTCAGCTGCCCGTGGATTGAGCAAACCCGAATCAATCCACATGGATGAAATCCGAGAGCTGCACGACATGGAGACATTTGCTGCAATGCGATACACATTAATGGCTGCCAAAAATCCACAGGTCAATTGCTTTTCCACGGCCGGTGATTCGCACAGCATTGTGCTTAATCAGCTGAGAGAGCGTGGGTTGGCGGCAGCTAGTGGGGCCAGCGATGATGTGGGATATTTTGAGTGGTCAGCTCCTACCGATGAAATTTCATTAGAAAATGCAGCTTTTGCCAATCCCGGCCTCAACATAACAATTCATCCCGACAATATCCGAGCCGTTTTCAATGATCCTGCCGATGTTGTGCAAACCGAGGTTTTGAATCGTTGGGTTCAAACAATATCCAGCGTTATTGGGGCCAAAGAGTGGCAAGCCTGTGGAGATGAAACTATTGACCTTGATATTGACAAGCTGACATGGATGGCAATTGATATTTCACCGGATCGTAGAAATGCAGCATTAGTGGGGGCGCAAAAGCTCGGATCAGAGAGTTTTGTGATAAAGCTACTCCACACATGGGAAAACACGATTCAGTTAGATGATCGCGCAATTGCAAATGATGCAGCGGCTTATTGCCGCAAATATCCTATTGAGTATTTGCTTTACAGCCGGCGAACAACGGGGGCCATTGCGGCGCGTATGGTGCCAGCCGGCATTCCAATCCATGATATGGATTCGGCTTATCCGCAAGCGTGTGATGAATTATTAGGTGCCATCAATTCTGGTCGGTTGAAACATCGAAACCAATCAACGCTTACCGAACAAATGCTTTCAGCTGTCCGATTGCGTAAAGGCGATGGAGGATGGGTTATTGGAAGGCGTGCGAGCGGCACCGCCGTGGCAGCCGCCGTGGCCGCAGCATTATGCACGCACTTTGCGACACGCCCAGAAACCGAAATAGACATTTTAGTGGGTTGATGCTTGACATTTTGAGAAAATGGGTGCATGGGATTATTTGACCGCAAACGCACCATTGAAACAATCGCGCCAACGCGCGGTGCTGATGTTGCTGCACAAATTGGGCCAGCTCCAACACTCGATGCGTTTTATCCATTTGGTGGGGCTGATTATTTGGCAACTCGCGAAGAAGCTATGTCTGTGCCAGCCATCGCTCGCGCTAGAAACATGATTTGTAATTCCATCGCCACGATTCCGCTTATCACGCGCGATAAAGCTACCGGCACAATTATTGACCAACCCATTGTGATTGATGATCCAGATCGTAGAGTCCCGGGGGCTGTTAGTTGGGTATGGGCGTGCGAGGATTTATTATTTACAGGATTTTCATATTTTCAGGTTCAATCTCTTTTTGCTGACACATTTAGAGTACGCGAGATGTGGCGAGTTGCGCCAAATCGTGTCGGTGTTTTCTTAAATGACAAAGGCACACAAATTGAGTATTACACAGTAGATGGAATGCAAGTGCCAAATATTGGCGTTGGATCGCTTGTTGTGTTTTACGGAAATGATGAAGGCCTCCTTAACAGAGCTGGTCGCACAATAAGAGCCGGTGCGGAACTCGAGCGCGCGGCGGCAATGTATGCACGCGAACCTGTACCATCAATGATTTTAAAATCTAATGGCACAGCATTGCCAGCTGACCGCATTGCAAAATTGCTTGATGCTTGGGGGGCAGCGAGAAGAAACCGCGGAACGGCATTTCTCAATGCGGACATCACAATGGAAACTGTTGGTTTTACACCAGAGCAAATTGGCCTAAACGCCGCACGCGAAATAATTGCAACCGAGCTTGCACGCGCCGTGGGAATTCCGGCTTACTTTATTGATGCGCCGACTGGATCATCCATGACCTATCAAAACGCCCAGACGGCGCGTCAAACTCTTTTGGATTTTTCACTTTTGCCTCTTATGAACAGTATTAGCAGCAGGCTGTCAATGCCAGATTTTACGCCATCAACACAGCGCGTTGAATTTGATTTGAAGGCTTATTTACGCGGATCAGAAAAAGAGCGTGCAGAGATTTACAAGATTTTGTTCGACATCGGAGCAATCACTACCGATGAAATTAGACAAATGGAGGATATGATCTCATGAAGCTAACAACACCGATGGAAATTACGGCAGCTGACTCTGATTCAAGAACAATCACCGGTCGCATTGTTGCATTTAATGAGCAAGCAAATGCATCAACAGGCAAAGTCACTTTTGCTCGTGGATCAATCGTGCCTCAAGATGTTTTTTTAAACCTTGAGCATGACAACACACGCAGAATTGGCAAAAGCATTGCCATGAGTGTAAATGACAAGGAAATGACAGCGACCTTTAAAATTGCCAACACAACAGCTGGCACGGATGCACTTGTCGAAGCAATGGATGGTTTGCGCGATGGTTTTAGCATTGAACTGGCCGTTGATAATTATGAAATGCTAAAAGATGGCACTATGAAAGTTTTGAATGGCCAGCTTAAAGGCGTGGCATTAGTTACCGAACCAGCCGTGCGATCTGCACGCGTTTCAGAGGTAGCAGCATCAGAAGATTCTGAAACTCAAGAAGTATCAGATAACACAAACCCAAATGAAGGAGACAAAGTGGATAACACTACCGAAAATACCGCTCCTGCCGTTGAACCGGTAGAGGCTCCAGCAGAAGCTGTCCAGGCATCACGACCTGCCTATTACACAGCTCCACGATCACCAATTGTGAATAAGGTTTCATACCTTGAGCACTATCTACGCGCAAGCATTTTGCATGATGAGGATTCACGCCAATATGTAAAGGCAGCTGATAACACAACATCAACAGCACCCGGCATGATTCCAACACCACAAAGCACACAGGTTATCAATGCACTTGCAAACGCTGATCGCGGTTGCATCGATGGCATCAGCCGCGAAACTTTAGTTGCAGAAGGCATGACATTTGAGTTGCCTCGTGTAACCGCTGTGCCAAGCGTTGATCAAATTGATGAAAATCAAGCAATTACAGAATCATCACTATCAGCAACATTTCTTTCAGTATCAGTCAAGCCATTTAAAGGTAGAGCTATCTCAACGGTCGAGCTCATTGACCGCAGCCGGCCTGAGTACCTCACAGCTCTCCTACAAAATCTTGAATTTGCGTATGCAAAAGAAACAGATGAGTTTGCACTTGCAGCAATGCAAGCGGCAGTTACTACCACGACAGCACAAACAGCAAATTCAGCAACCGGATTCCTTGGATACACATCCAAGGCAGCCGCAGCTGTTTATGGCGCATCACTTGGTTTTGCTCGCTCATTAATCGTTTCACCAACACAATGGGGCAACATCATGGGTTACAACGACAATGGATCACCTCTTTATAATGCTGCACAACCTTCCAATGCGGCAGGAAATGTTCGCGGAGATTCATTGCGGGGCGTAGTTTCACCGGGTCTGAACCTTTATGTTTCACGCTCATTTGGTAACGCTGGTACAACGACAGCTGATGGCGATTCTTCAATGGTAGTTGTGAATCCAGACAGCTACACATGGTATGAGAGCCCACGCTTTACGCTACGCACCAACATCAACAGCGATGGAACAATTGACATCCTGTATTACGGCTATGGCGCACTTGCTCCAAAGGTGCCAAATGGTGCGCAATTTAATAACCTCCCATAAATAACAATCAATCATCGGTAGCGGTCGCTCCCGAACGCTACTGATACGAAAGGAACCGAGATGCCAGCAATAGTCACAGCCTCACAGCTGAGGTCAATTCTTGGTGTCTCGGTTTCCTTGTATTCTGATGCGCAGCTTGATTCATTTATTGATTCAGCTGAACAAACAATTTTGCCGTTACTCACGCAATACCAATCATCGGTGACATTTGCCAATGTAAGTGATTCCGTCATTTATTTCACCACAATGCGGCCAAATTATTTTGTGCCGGGGCAATCTGTTGTTGTAACCGGGGCCGGAACATACAACGCGACCTACACAGTCACCGATGATCGGATTGAGCCTTACACATTTACAGCTGCAACAGCTGCCGCTGACCGGACATACCCGTTGCCATTTATTCCAGCGGCAACAGCAACATTGAGCGGATCATCAGCGGCACAGCTGTACGCAAACACACCTCCCATTGAAAACGCCATTTTGGTTGTATCGGTTGAAATTTTCCAGAGCATTACAGCTCCCGGCAATCAAATCATGTCAGACACATTCCAGCCGCAACCATTTATTTTAGGCCGAAGCCTTACAAATAGAGTCGTTGGGCTACTCGGGCCATTTTTGGATGTCGAGGCAATGTGCCAATGACAATTGAAGCTGACATCAGAACGCCATTGCAAACAACACTTTCAACAATTGCGGCCAATGTCTATAATGGCATTCCAGAGACAATGACAAGTCCAAGCATTGTTTTAGTACCTGGATCACCATATTTGGAAAGCGTTTTAATTAATGGCGCAACAACAAAAGTGAAAATTAATTTGACTGTCACAGGTGTTGTTGCTTATATGAACAATGCAGCGGCTTTGGACAATCTGGAACAATTGATGATTGACATCATCAGCACAATGCCATCAGGCTATGAAGTCGGCGATGTGAATCAACCACAATCATTGGAAATCGGTGCAGGTAAATACCTGATAGCCGATTTACAAGTCAGCACCTATTACACCAACTAAGGAGAAATCATGCCAACAACAATCGTCACCGGCAGAGACATCACTTTCACCATTGCTGGTGATACTTATGATGCTCAGGCCACATCCGCAATCTTAACTATTGATTCAACAATCAATACATATCAGACACTTGATGGAAAAGCTTATTTCACCACGGATTCGCAAGGATCATTTGCTGTTGAAATGCTTGCCGACTGGCCAGCTGGTGGATCATTGTGCAACGCACTTTGGACAGCGGCAGACACAGCACCAAACACACCATTGGCGGTTGTCTTTACAGCTGCATCAGGATCGGTGTTCAACTTTGATGTCCAGCCAATTTTCCCATCAGCTGGAGGCACAGCACCAGATGCACAGACTGTTTCACTAGCATTCACCTGTGTAACTACACCAACACTATAAAAAGGAGATCGGGAGCATGAAACTACCAATAACGATTGAGTTTGTTTCGGGGGATAGCGCAACATATACCGCGCTACCACCGGAATGGATGAAGTGGGAACAGAAAACCGGAAACACGATTCAGCAAGTAGCCGAGAAATTGGGAATTGCTGATTTGATGTTTTTGGCGTACCACTCAATGAAGCGCGAGGCAGCCGGTAAAACTGTCAAGCCATTTGAGGTGTGGTGCGAGACTGTTACGGACATCAGTATGGGAGAAACCGAACACCCAAAAGTTACGAGCCGGGAACAATAAACCGGATTATTTGGGAATTGGCCATCACCACCGGATTGTCACGATCAGAGTTTCAAACAGCGGAAGATGTTTTAACTGTGTATGACATTTTGAGGAGGCGCAATGGCAACTAAATCATCCAGAGACACCGGCACCTTTTCATTTACTGTTGAGCCTTTAGAATTAAAAAATCTATTTAGGCTTTTGTCTGCATTGCCAAAAGAAGTCCAGGATCAAGTCAGAACCGAAGCTCAGACAATGTCAAAAAGGCTTGCCGGGCAACTGATGCAATTTGGGCTCGTATCTCCAACACCACAAGCAAAATTGGTTATGGACTCAATTACTACACCACGCGACCGGCTAATTCGTGTTGATATTGGTGGCACAAAGAAGGTTGGCCGCAAGTACGGCGGGAAAACAGGTAAAGGCGGCAAACGCACAAATCAATCACAAGCTGCCGCTGGAACGCTGTTATGGGGATCAGAATATGGCTCTCATCCCGGCATTGATAGAGCAGGTCGCAAATACACAAACAGATTTAAGGCTCCCGCAAATCCAAGTGGTTATTGGATAACACCAGCTGTTGATTTTTACACGCCGGTTGTCGCTAAGGAATACATTGCAATGGTTCAAACACTTATCAGAGCGAACGGACTCGATTAATGGCAAAAATTCCAAAAGTCACAGTAACCTTTGATGCTGATTTAGATTCATTAAAAAAAGGCGTTAAAGGCGCAACAACCGAGGTTGATTCATTTGGAACTAAGGTTGGAGATTTTAGCAAAAAGGCTGCTCTGGCATTTGCCGCTGTGGCCGCCGCCGCTGGAGCAATGGCAATCAAAATTGGCGTGGATGCGGTTAAAGCTGCCAGCGATTTAAGCGAAACCATTTCAAAGGTCAATGTTTTATTTGGTGACACAGCAAAAGACATTGAGGATTTTGCAGATAGCGCGGCATCGTCATTAGGTCAGACAAAACAACAGGCATTGGATGCAGCTGCAACATTTGCCACATTTGGTCGCGCTGCCGGACTTAGCGGCAAGGATTTATCCGGGTTTTCAACTGGCTTTGTTAAATTGGCTTCCGATCTTGCTTCATTTAACAACACATCACCAGAGCAAGCCATCAATGCGATTGGGTCAGCATTACGCGGTGAAGCCGAGCCATTGCGTGCGTATGGCGTTTTGCTTGATGATGCATCATTGCGCCAAGCCGCTTTGGAATTGGGAATTGTCAGCACAACCAAAAACGCTTTGACACCACAGCAAAAGGTTTTGGCAGCTCAGGCTTTAATTTACAAGCAAACATCAGCTGCACAAGGCGATTTTGAGCGCACTAGCGATGGTCTAGCCAACAAAACACGCATTCTCACAGCTCAATTGGAAAACGCCAAAGTTACTATTGGCACGGCACTTTTGCCCGTTGTTTTAGAATTGGCAACTTTGTTTTCAGAAAAGGTCATTCCAATTGTGCAACAAGTCGCGGATGCTTTTGGATCAAATGCCGATGGTATGGACGGCACATTGCGTACTTTAGCTGGTGGAATAAAAGGCTTTGTGCAGCCCATTTTTGAAGGATTTAAATCGGCTTTTGACAAAATCAAAACAACTGTTATTGAAAACAAAGATGAATTTAAAGCATTCTTTGATGTTGTTAAAGCCGCCGCACCTATTATTGGAACTGTCATTGGTAAGGCTTTTAGCCTAATTGGAGACATTGCGAGCGTTGTTTTGAATGTTTTTGCAAATGTCGTTGGAGCCTTAAAAGGATTAATCAACACAGCAATTGATCTTGCCAACATTGCAATTCGTGCTGCTAATATCGTCAAACCGGGTGCAGATATAAGCCCAATTTCCAAAATTGGCACATCAGGTTTTGCAACATCAGGCGCACCGGGCGCAATTTCAGGTGGTCGAACAACCGGGGGTGGCACGACTGGTGGTGTAATCACAACGGGCGGAACAACGGGCGGAACAAGCGGTGGCGCAAACGCCAACACGATTCTTAATGAAGCCGCATCAACAGTCACAAAGGCTGCCGTAGCAACAAAAGCGATTGCTGGTGCATTTACAGATTCACAGAATGCAGCTCGATTGGCAGCCCAAGGCAGCGGCGGTTTTACCGATTCTCAAAACGCTGCACGACTGGCCGCTCAAGGTGGAATCACAATCAATGTCAATGCGCCATCAATTATTGATGAGGAGGCATTTAGCCGCGCTACAGCTAACGCTCTTAACAATTCAACTTTTAGAGGCACAAACGGCGCAGCCAATTTGGTTTATTTATGACCATTTTTAATCCTATTTGGCGAGTTAAAATTGCCGGTATTCAATACACAAATTATGTTTTGGCCAACCTTTCTACCACATCAGGTCGAACCAACATTTATGAGCAAGCCAATGCCGGGTATGTAAGCCTAGAGTTAATCAATCTAGATCAATCAAACATTGACATTGAAATCAATGATTCGGTGACTATTGAATTGCAAGATTCCACAGCTGCATTTGTGCCAATCTTTGGCGGCTCAGTCGTGGATTTAGGCATCGGCATAGCTGCATCGGGTGTTGTTGGCATAAACCAATCGGTCAAGATTACAGCTGTGGGAGCTTTGGCCAGATTGCCAAAAGCCTTGACCGATGGCGTGCTGACACAGGATTTTGATGGAGATCAGATTCTTACAATCCTCACAGATTTGTTGGTCAATTCATGGAATGAAG